CATTAGCAGTTGCGTCACGCCCTAATACACTTTGATAAATCTCTGTTAAGTTAGAGCCAAAATCAAAAGCATCAGGCACACTTCCATCGGACGCTCTTGTACCAGACATAGCTTGATCTTCTGATATAACATTTCCTGTCTTCGCATCACGGTAAACAGTTTCTGTTACCCCCATACCTAAAGGTTTTTCTTCTGTAGTGTATGTATTAGCAGGAGCAGAACTTTCAACAGGAGTAGTAGCAGGAGCAGAACTTTCAACAGGTGCTGCAACAGGTGCTGCAACAGGTGCTACAGGAGCAGTATATCCGGGTACAGAAACCATTTCATTAGTTAACGAAGCAGCTTCTCGAGCGTCTAACTCCGAACCAAATCTATTAGCGTGATAATCTAATTCTCCTTGAGATGCAGGTCTACCATAGTTGTCAATATATAATTGATTAATTGCTTCGAGACTCATTAACTTTTATACCCCCCGCCAGATTTTTTGTAGGACGAGGCGAGTAACTGCGCTTTACGGGCTGACCACTGACCGGGGCGACCTCCCTTTCCACCAGCTTTTATCTGGTTGAATAAGCGTTTACGAAGGGTGGGCTTCGTGTAATTACCCGCCTCATTGACCTTTGATTTAGCTTTCTTTTTGACAGAGCCGCCGTTCTTAAGTTTCTTTAATTTAGATTCTTCAACGGCCCCCATCCCACGACTTGGCATCATGCTATCTGTTTCCCTTTAGTTTTTCCTTGTCTAGCTATACCATCTATACTCTTTTTCTTAGTGACTTTTTTCTTACCGCCAGCCATAGCCATTTTAGCTTTAGGTTTATTAACTCCACCACCTATAGCCATCTTAGCTTTAACAGGGCCACCGCCTACAGCCATTTTAGCTTTAACTTTACCGCCGCCCATCATTTTGCCTTTACCATCACCAACAAAAGTAGGTTTACCAGTAGCTGTATTCATAGGCATGCCGCCAGCTTTATATCCTTTTTTCATCATACCTCCGCCTGTCATTCCCATTTTCTTTTTCATTCCCATACCTTTCATAACATTACTCCTTGTATAAATTATTAAAAGTTACTTCTGGATCTGTATAACTATCATCTTGTTCTGCACAGTGTGTCCATTGACTTGGTTTAAAATCTGGGGCGCCCTCTCCTGTAATCCAATACGCAGGGCTTGTTACTCTTACTCTATTGTTAGGTAAGGCTACTACATTGCCTTTCCATTGTCCATCAGTCAGCACCATAACATGACTCTGTTTGTGTTGGGCTGGGTCATCTGCGACTTCGCTTTCGGTGTAGTCCACAGTGAAGAGATATCTCGATTGATGAAACTCTCCTGCGATTTTACATAGCCACGGGCTTGGTTTGCATCTGTTAAGTTCCACAATTGAGTGGTTGTGTGACGGGCAATCCCACGGTTGAGCGAGGTGTGTTTCCATTCTTTCCGGCCATTCTTCCACCGCAATGTCTCCAACCAACCCAGTGATGGGCATCCTTGCCCACATTGCTCCCCCGTGTACATTCTCTTGACTTCCGTCGTCTGCTTCACATCCTGTGAAGATGATTTGGAAACTGAGGCAGCGATCTGGCATGGTTGTAACAGCCACTGCCAATCCGTGAACAAACTCCCCGTGGTAATTTTGATGCCCATTTGTAAACTCTTTCCTAACCCAACATTTAAAATACGGTATATTACTTATTAAGTGCGCCACCTTACACTCCTCTTTTTTATTTACCCCAAAAAAATTGTTGTACTGTAATTACAAAAGCGGCAACAGCCCCTCCTGCACCCGCTGCCCATATTAAAGTTCTCCAACCGCCTTTAGCTTCCGATAGCAGTTTGTCTATATTATCTACAGACTTTTTAATCTGTTCAATATCGGCTTTCATCTCATCCATATCATCTTGAATATGTTTGATCTCATTAGCCTGAACAGCTACTTCACTTTTAATATCTGTATCCATTAACACTTCCACCTTTTTCTAGCTTGTCGTAAACGACTGTTAGGGTCTTTAGCTGCTTTAGGAAATTGTTTCATTTGTCCAGCAGAACGAGCGCAGAAAGACTTACGTCTTTTAGCATCCTTAGAACCTTTTTTAACGCTACCCGTAACAGCAGTCTTTAACTTAGAACCGGGGTTAGCTTTGCGATAAGCAGCTACTCCCTTCTTAGTCATACCAGCCCCCTGTTTAGTCTTGCGAAAATTGCCAGACTTTACAGAGGTTTTGATACCCATTCCTTTAGACTTAGCCACAATATAACGTCAAGCTAGTAATATTACTTAATGTAACAATTGCAAAATTGTTAGTATTACTGCCTGTAGTTAACACTCCGTTTTCTGGAATAGTCAGATGACTAGACTCAACAATACCTGCAGGAGAATTTATCTCAAGAATAGGTAATGTACTGTTATCATCTCTAGTAACTGTAATAGAACCTGCGGCTGTAGGTGCTGCATAGTTAAATGCTTTAATCCTAGTTCTAGGAAGAGCTATAGTATTGTCACCACCAAAACCAACTTGTATAGTTCCTACAGACGTTCCAGCAGCAACAGCAAAGTTAGTTACCTCTGCAAAATAGTTAGTAGTAAATACAGTTACTGCACTTTCTCCACCTGCAAGGGTTTCAGTTACTGTTGACGCTCCTAAGTCACCAACTACAAATCCTGAGATATTATAGTTAGTACCAGAATCATCACCCACACTATTTTGAACAGCTACTTTATACCCAGCACCGTTTCTACTAGGAATACTTTTTAGTAGCGATATAGTACCTGTGGCCGTTGCTGATGCAAAATAAAAATTATTATCAGAGGAAGGTGTAATAGCAAATACATCTGATTGCATAATTTACTCCTCATTAAATAGTATAAAATCCACCAGCGGAAGCAGGTTGTCTGTATTCAACTGTAGCCACTGCATCCCCCAAAGTTCCTAAATTTGCCGCAGAAGCAGGGAAAAAAGTTCCTACAACTTGTAAATCTGTTAAACCTACATTAATTGACGCAGATGCCATCGCAGAGCTTCTTACATTTGCCACAGATGTAATGTCAGTGCTTCCTAAAAAGGACGCATCTGCTGTACCTGTTCCGATAACAAAAGTCGCTGCTGCACACGCACTCACAGCCTCAAAAACATTTAAATATACATTGGTAATTTGTGATCCAGCAGGTAAGGTAGCTATGACTGTTGAAGCGGTAGCCCCAACTACATCAACTCTTGCTGATTGAGACAACAAGACAGCACCCATATTATTTACATCTGTACCTACGGTAGTTCCTGTAGTGGTTTCAATAGTTCCACTTTGTACCTGTCCTAAAGAGGTAACGCCAGCATTTGATTTTACTGGTCCTGAAAAGGTAGTAGTACCCATTTAATTCTCCTTGTGTATTAGCACATTAATTATATCATCTCTAATAAGTCTGCTAGGTCAGTTGATATAATTTTAACCCTAGAAAACAACAGGGGGCCAAAGCCCCCTATCATTATGCTGCTCCCGGTGATCCAAACATTCCAAGCGGATCGGAAAATCCAAAGGAATATCTTTCACGAGCTTTATAGCGCACATTACCCGTATCAAAGTCTCCATCCATAGATGTATTCATTGGGGAACGAACAAAGTGCTTCAAGCCATTCGGTATATCGGTTGTTAAGAACCAAGCATCTGTATCTGTTAAATAATGATTAACAGCGTATCCTTCTGGAATAGCTCCATTAGTTTTAATCGCGTTTAGATCATTATCAGCAGTAGACACACGTAAGTCAGTTTCTAACAAACGAGTTGCAACAAACATCAATGCTGGTGGAATAATTAACTTGCGAGGTTTAGCCGCAATTAATAACCCACGCTCATCTGTCCAAGCAGCTATTTGAATAACAGCAGCTTCGAGAGAAGTTTCATTTAAGTCAGCCGCAGTTGCAGGTTCATTAGAATTAGTTCCTCCGTTTACCAATGGGTGTGCTGTAGAGAATAATTCTACTCCGTCACCGCCAGTAAACGCAGAATCAAATCCATTATTAAGAACGGATGCTGCTTTAACTTGCTTAGTATATGCCATACCACGAGCAAGAGCTTTTGTATAACGCGCAGAAAGCGAATCGTACAAATTATCTTCAACTGCTTCTTCGGTTATTGAAAACCCTAAAGCAATTGTTTCGTGTGTATAACGAGCTGTGAACGCTTCTTGTGCATTGTCATAAGAAATAGCTGCGCCTTCAGACTTTACAGGTGCTTGACCAAAGCCAGAAAGTTTTGTCTCTTCTTCAAATGAACGCTCCGAAGTTTCTGTTTCATAAATCTCCTTATGCTCTTCACCGTATTTGGTATATTCAAGACCAAACAAAGCATTTAAGCCCGGAAGGAGTTCCTTTAGTAGTTGCGAACGTGATATTGCCATTTAAAAATCTCCTTAAATACCTAGATTGTTCTCGGATGAAAGAACACTGAAGTTAAACTTAACAATGAACTCAGGGAAAGCATCACCCTCTGTACCAGCAACAACCTCAACAATTCTCATTGCTAAAGTTTCTGTTACAGCGAGTGAACCACCATTACCACCGACAACAAGGTTTATACCTGAAAGTCCAGTAGAGGTGCTTTGAGCTTCAAAGTTACCTAATGCTGCGTTTTTACCAACAGCACCAGCAAAGCCAGAACCTGCTGTGCCACTATTAAATGATCCTAATGCAGCGCTACCTTGAATTTGATATAGCTGTCTTGGATCATCATTGACTCTAACAAATATATCTGTAAAGCCAGCAGTAGTAGCATTAGCTGGTAAATGCTGTGCAAACTGTTGGATGCCGTTAGCATCAACATATCTACATCCAACACACACTCCCATAATACCGGCAGTAGCGTTGGTAGATGTTCCTGTAAATTCAACCGCTACAGGTGTAGCTGTACGAGCCACAGGCAATCCAGCAGTTGTTAAAGCGATAACATCACCAAAAAACATTCCAGCCGTATTATTAGCTTTGACTGGGTATTCTCTGATAGCGCCACCATGATTAGGCGTTCCACCAAGCATGTTGGTAGATCTTAGCCCGAAAGGGGAAGCAGTAGCTGCCATTTAATTTCTCCTAAAAGTTATTTAGTTCCTGATCCAAATCCTGCCCCTTTTGTAGTAGATGATTTTTTATCACTAAACAAAGGCATTCTTGGATCACTATTACGCATAAAGTTGTTATCAACAGAATCTATTTGAGCTTGGCTTTTATCTTTAAAATACTCTGTTCTAGCTTCAACCATATCTTCAGGTATACTGCAGAGCATTAAACCACCAAGTTCAACATTACCGTTAACATCACCAGTTAATCTTAACTCTGGATAGTCGTCTGCTTTTACAGGCTCCCATCCTTCTCTATTTTTCTTAGACACATTACTCTGTACAGATTCTCCAAGCACATGCGTAGCAATCCAACGATGCTTTATGCCGGGACGTTTATTAGGTACGGGTAATGAACTAGAAGGCGTGTATACAGCACGAGTTTTAGTTTCACGAGTATTTGAACTTCTTGATTCACGACTATTTTTTGATGACATATTAAGACTCCGAATTTAATTTAAGGACTTCTCTAGCGTACTGTTCGTTTGATAACCCCAACCGCTTTGCTATTGCTGTTTGAGATTTTGTCAAAGTAATTTTCTTTTTACCCGTTGTACGAGAGGGTGCGGCTACCACAGTAGCTGGTTTTGCTTTCGGTTCTTTCCGTGCATCTCCAAAATAATCTGGAAATTCATTTCGCATACGAGAATCAACATCCTCGTAGTAATTTTTCGTACCAACTGCAACACCTGAGTTGACTAACGAATGATGCACCTGCATTGCATAATCAGTCATGTGTTGATTTGAGTTAAACCACGGATTCCGTGTTTGCCATTTAATATCATCATCACTTAACTTAACCGCATTTTCAGGCGTTTGTCTATTATATACCTGATTATTAGGTTCTTGTAAAGCCTGTGGCTTAAAATATTTTGCTTGCTCTTCTTTAAACTTTGCTGAAGCTAAATTTTCTTGGGCTTTAATAATCTCATCAGTATCATAATTTTCCTGTGCTGCACGAAGTTTTTGCCTTGCCATTTCTAATTCCATGCCTGCATTAGAATTTAATACTTCGCCGTACTGCTTAGCTCCAGAGTTATATTGATTACGAAGTTTTTTATTTTCTTCGTATAATTGTGCAGTTAATGTTGCAGCCTCATCTTTTTCTCGTTGAGCTGCTTCTTTAGCTCGACGCTCATCATGCCTAGCTCGTGTCAGTTCTTTCATCCGTCGTTGAACTTTGTCGCTGTACTCGGCAATCTCATTGTCTGATGGATCTTCTACAGAAACAGGTCTTCTATTTTGATCTTCTTCAGGAGTGTCATCAACAATCTCTAAGTCAATATCACTTTCTTCAACAAGTTCAACTTCTTCTGTTTCTTCTACGTTTTCTATTTCTTCATTATCTTTAACAGCTTCATTCATGTCCTACTCCTTTTAAGCACGAGAGTAACCTCGTGGATCTTCTACAACTGCTTCAACCTGATCGTCGTTAAGTATTCTAAATTCATTACCATGAACTTTAAATCTTGTACCTGAGTACAACCTAACTAGGATGAAGTCACCTTTTTTACACCACGGCCCGCTTGGAAACTTTTCTTTATCCTTATACGCTAAATCGCCAACCTCTACAACAAACAAAACAGTTGTACCAAACTCTTCTTGTTTCATTACAGCATCTGGTTTATAAATACCGGATTCACCAAAAGTATCTTCTATTTCTGGTAAAGCACAAAGAATACGCCAGCCTTGTGGTTTAGGTAATTGTTTTGCTTGAGTGTCGTCATTATCAGCCATCTGATTCCTCTACTTGTTTAGCAAGGCTAAGTAAGTGATCCTCTGCAGTGCGTAAGCCTTGAATCAGCCCACAGAGTTTTTGATATTCATCAAAACTTTTGCAACTACCTGATGTGACTGCATCAGAGTAGTGATTTATATCTTCTTGAATCTTAGCTTTCATAACCCTAGTAAAAGCATCTATCATTTAGGAGTCCTTTGACGTAAGTTATCTTTTGCTTTACCTATGTCTACTCCAACTCTTACTCCTTCAATTTCTCCTTTTAATCGAAGCTCATCTGCTTTAGCTGCGGCCTCAGCTAATATTTCTTTTTCTTTTAACTTTAATTCATCTGCTTTAGCGGCAGTGTCAGCAAGAAACTCTTTCTCTTTAAGTTTTAATTGTTCTGCAGTAGTGGCTGCATCAGCCATCATCTTTTGTTTCTTTAACTCAAACTCTGCTTTTTTCAAAGCAAGCTCTTGTTGCTGCATTTGAACAATAGGATCTTGAGCCTGTTGCTGAGCTTGTTGTTGTGCTGCTTCCTGTTGATTGACTGTTAGTAATCGTTTACCTGCTTCTGCTGCAAGACGAGAGACTTGTAGTTCAAGTTCTTCAGGCATATCCTCATCAGGCTTAGGAAGTGGAGCGCCTAACTGTTCTTCAATTTTATTTCTATATGCAAACGCTACGTGTTCTGCTATATGCGCCTGTAGTGCTGACATCATTTGATTTGCTTTAGGGTTTTGTCCCATAAGTTGTCGTATCTTTGGATCTTGCATAGCTGTCATGTGAACAGTTAAGTGTGCTTCGTGATCTTGATATATAAACGCTTTTACAGGTTTATCATTAATAATGTCCATATTCTCAGACACCGGATCACGAGGTTTATAATCATCTTCAACAGGAACTAACTTCGCTGCATTCTTAATACCTAACACCTCTAACATTTGTCTATGTAGTGCAGGTAAATCATAAATCTGTGGAGCGCCTTGTGCTAGTTGTATAACTGCTTGATACTGTACAACACGCTGTGACATAGTTGCAGCATTAGGATCACTTACAGGAATAATCTCTACTTCATCATAGTCTTCTTTTTTAGCTTGACGAGGTGCGCCTTTAGGATCGTATTCATATTCATCATCTGAATAGTCCTTAATAATATTTGCTAATAGTTGAAGTTCTTGTTTAAAAGAATAATGCACACGGGCTTGCACCGCAGACATTACCTTTAACATTCTTTCTAATAAAGCAAGGGTTGTTCCTACAGGAGCTTGTGCGCTCATGTCTGATATTTTCATATCCGCTGTAGACGCAAATCTTCTACCTTCTTCAACAATAGTTCCTAGTAACTGATACAGCGTTCCACTAGGTTCTTTATACGGAAGCGGAAGAATGTTATCTCGAATAGCCCCGGAACCTACATCTACATCACGAAACTCACCCGGAGCAATCGGAGTGTCATCTCCTTTTATACGTAACCCTCTAGCTTTTAAACCACCGGGAAGATTAGCTAAAGTTCCCGCATCAACAAGTTGACGCATAATACTAGTAGCAGATTTAGCAAAGCCTCCGATTAAATGGAATAATCCAAAGCCATACACACCGTATCCCGGTATATACATGTAGTGAACAAAGTGATTTCGTTTTGCTTTTGTATCATCATCCTCATAGAAGTTTCTACGAATAGCCAATACTTCTCCTGTACCTTCTACTAAAGTAACTACATATGGAATGGCTATGCCTGTAGGTTTGCCATCATCCTCATCTTCATACCCAACAATATCTAAATTAACATGGCTCTCATATAAAACATACCTATCATCGTTAGCACTAGAGAATCCTGTTTCCTGATCTTTCTTTTCTTGTAACTCATCTTTTATCTTAGGAGGATCGCCTAACTCTATATCTCTATAAAATCCTGCAACCTGCAGCTTTCTAATCTCGTTACTAGTTTTATACATACGGTGCGTAACACGTTCTGCTGTTTCAATACTTGACGCTCCATAAGAAATAATAATATCTTCTGCAGGAATAAATAAAGATGTCTGTCTTTGTAGTGAAGGATCAAAGTAA